AGCGTCAATGAGAAGTTTCATCAGTGGACCTCTGACCAATTCCTCCCTCTTTTTGCTTCTGCACTGATTGGGAGGCGTAGTAAATAGTGTTCTCCAGCCGCTTGAGCGCTTTGTACCAGGGATGCTGATACCGCGTCTGCTGCCATTGGGTCGCACTCGAATTGTAGTTCGTCATGTATAAAAGCAAGTTGTGAACAGCACAACTCTTTAGTGTTTTCATGGTTAATTAACAGCCAACGCTTTGCAATTACACCGGCTCCTGACTGGAGCAAGTAGTTTAAAGCTTTGTGAGGACTGTCAACGGCAATCTTTCGTTGGTCTATCGATCGAATAAAACCCTTCTCAGACGCCGTTTTGATTGCCGCCAAAAGTTCCGCAAGTCCATCAATAGCAGAAACAAATGCCTGCCTGATTTCCTTGCCTTTTCGTTTCGCGCTGCTATCATTTAAGGAAGAGTCAAAGGAATGTCCGATTTTGGCATCACCTGCACCGTAGAGGAAGGCGTAGGTAACTGTTTTAACTTCGCGCCTGCTGATTCCAATTTTGTCTGCGTTGACTTGATGGATGTCTCCGTTGAGGAGAATGTCTGCGTAGCGTCCCTCATCATGTTTAGCGAGGTAATGTGCGAGCATCCTAAGCTCGATCCCACTAAGATCGGCACCCACCATAACTTGACCAGGGGATGCTGTAAATAATTGTCTAAATTCATAATCACTCGGGCACTGCGCTAAATTTGGTTTTCGGTGTGCACATCTGTGCGTATTTGTTGCAACTGAACAATGATGATGAATACGATTAGCACTCGTACATAGCTTCAGCCATGCGTTCGTGCCTTCTGAGATCATCCCCAATTTCTTCGTAATATCTAGACACTTTAGAAAGCTCATCGCAATCGGTGTCCCGATCTCCTTTAGAATCACTTCGTCGATGATAGGCTTCCCAGTAGGCGTCATCTCCTTCGGCTTCCAGCCATGAAATGTTTGCAGGATCCATGAAATATGATCTCGTGAAGTAGGGTTTAGTTCCTTTAGTTTTGTGAATGGACACCCTTCGACATATCCAGATGTTTTGTTATTTCGTTTAGGAGTAAACTCCGATCCGAAGACGTAAGGATGCCTGTCGCGTAGTATTTGATAAGTTTCTTCAAGTTCTGTTCTGAGAGAAGATGCAAGTTTCCATGCAGCCTCTGAGTCAAAATACCATCCATGAAGTTCTTGTTTTGTGAGGACTTGTGCAACTTGGTGTTCTAACGCGACCCATTCAGGTATGGGTGGAAATGATCGCATAGTTTTTTAGTTACGTTTACATCTTGTATGCAATAGTCTTGCATTTCTTGGGACCATTCGGACCAATCAGCATCTTTACCGAACTGACCTTTGTACTCGGCTAGACGGTGACCGTATGCTTCTAGTGAATGTCGTCCGTAAAGTTGTGATGGCATTGTCTTCCACTTGTGTTTCCGGTCGGTGTCAAGCAGGTCAGTGTGATACAAACGGGAAAGAAGCAAAGTATCTACAACCAAGGCGGTCGGTGAGAACCACGGGTAAATCTTACGGAGACATGGGATGTCATACCCGATGATGTTGTGTCCTGCGATAACCTCAGCATCTTCAATACGTTGAACACCGCGTGTAATTGGTTCAGCGTTGCCTTCGTCATTGTATACCAAGGTTTCATCAGTCTCTGAATCATAGATGACAAGACAGTGGATCCGGCTAACATCATTTAGAAGACCGTCGCTCTCCAGGTCGAATACCAGCATTTTTCCAGTGATAGGTTTTGTCTACAAATTGTGCACGCTCTACCATCTCAGGCGTGGGACGCTTAGGACCAAGTGCCCAACCAACGCCTTGATAGAAGGCTGCTGATACACCTAGATGTTCAATTTCAGCTGTTTGTTCATGAGCCATCTTTTCGTAAGCTTCTTGTTCTGCTTCAAAAATCTGTTGTTGGATCGAACTCTGATTCTGCTTGAGTTTCATTAAATTTGCAGGTAGAAAGGTCGTAACTTAGTTGACAGGCGACACCAACTTCGCCTGAATATCTATTTTTAAGGACTCGCACAGTTGTAGAGCTTGATTTAGTTCCACTCTGCTGATCTCGCTCAAGCGCAATGCACGCATCGCTAAGTTGAGCAATAGAAGCGGATCCTCGAAGCTGTCCGAGCGTAACTCGTGCTCCCTCTTCATGGTTGACATCTGATGTAGTTCTCCGTAGATGTGATACAAGGAACAATGAAATACCAGTACGTTCTACAAGAGAGCGTAGTTTGGTCATGGTGGTATCAATCATCTTGCGCTCATCTCCGTCAAGGCCGCTGAGCAAAATAGACAAGTGATCAAGGAAAACAACACGGGTCTCAAGACCAGATGCCATATACTCGATCCGTTCGTAGATGTGGTCCGGGTCGTACGATCCAAAGCCATCAAAAAGGTGGAGATTCCAAGTTCCGATAGTTTTGTCAAACGCATCTACTAACTCAGATCGATCATGCTCTCCAAGGTGGAGACTTCGTCCGATTGATGCGGACATAAGTCCGAGAGCTGTACGGCGGTTTGACTCTTCAAGTGCCAAATAACCGACCCGTTCTCCTTTGTTAAGCAAGTTAGTGCATAAGTCACGACAGAAGGACGATTTGCCAATCCCTGATCCTGCAGTAATCGTGACAAGCTCTCCGTACCGTATCCCGTGAAGCTTTGATTGTAGTCCTTGAAATGGATAGTCATGATCTGATGGTGGCGACGGAGTTGTAACAATATCGAGCAATGTTTTTGCGTCGATGATACCGTCTGGTTTGTACTGAGTGTGTTCGTAATTACATACGGCTCGGATAGCCTCACTGTCGTTAGCCTGTAAAGCGTCTGAGGCGTCCTTGTAGTCCTCTAGAAAGCCGATGAACACCTTGCCAGGTGGTAACACACCGGCGGCGTCTTGCGCGGCCTTCTGGCCGGCTTCATCGTTATCAAAGAAAAGGACGATCTTGTCGTAGTAATTGATCCATTCATAGTTATGTTGGATCGCTTTCTTTGCAGCAGGTGCACCGTTCGGGATGGAGACCACGTCCCAGTTGGGCTGTGCCTCCCAGATGGACAATGCATCCAGCTCCCCCTCGCAGATTACAAGTTTCTGCTCTCTTTTCGTTGTTTTGTGTCGGAAGTTTTGCATTCCGAACAGGGTTTTTACTTCACCTTCACAACGAAAGTCTTTGTCTTTGGTTTTGATCTTTGCGCCAAGTAGTGAGCCAGCGCTGTTGTAGTAATGGAAGCGTAGCTGTTCTCCGTCCTTATAGGCTTTGAACAACTCACAGGTTCTTTCTGAGATCCGTCGCTTCTGCAGCCTTCCGGCTGAGCCTTGTAGGTGGACATCTCGCATGTGATGATTGTGGAAACTTTCTGTGCCATCACTCGGTGTATGAGTGTAGCACCTGAAACAAAAAATATGGCCGTCGTCGTACAGGCTAGCTGCATCCGACGACCCGCAGTGTGGACAGGCCATGTGCCTGACAAACTCACTGGTCATAGAAGCCAGTTCAGTGGAATACTTGCAAACGAGCACCAAGGTATGCCGAGTTTATCGCAATACTTGGCGTAGGTCGTTTTACTTTTTTTAGAGATAGTGTTGTAGGGTGCCTGAAAGACCATGCGTAGATCAAGGTCAGGATGTTGGGTCTTGACTGCTTTGATCTTACGCCGGTCCGCAGAGTCCCAGTAACCTTTGCACTCCAGGTACACACCATTCGGAAGAATAAAATCCGGGTTGTACTTGTGTTCGATTACGTAGGAGATCTTTTCGGTTTCATATTCATACTTGACACCCAGCTCGACGAGGAGATCAGCAACCTTCTCTTCGAGTCGGGACCGGAAAGCCATCAGTCGTCCAAATGTTTTTCGATGATTGCTTCCACCACTTCAGTTACAGCACGCTGCATTTCATACTTGAAGTCGTTCTTGTCAGCCTTGTAACGGGTGACGCAGATGGGAGGGAGCTGGACATCCAGCGTACCCTTGTACACACCCGTCACCTCGTCCTTGGCTACGGTGAATTGGAAATCAGAAGTCGTCATCAGGCTCTCCTGCTTCGTTAGAAACATTAGGGTCACCGACCTTGAAGCCTTCGGTCTTGCCGAACAACTCAGCCACGTCAGCTTCGTCCATGTCACCGGTGTCAACACCAGCAGAAGATGAAAGAGAGATGACCTGTACGGCCTTGAGCTTCAGGCTAGTTCCGTAGGTGACGCCATCCTTCAGGATGTAGGGCTTCTGAAAGAAAGCCAGTTTCACCTTTGAGCCACTGTAAAGCGGCGTGCTTTCGTCAGTGATCAGGGTGCCTTCGGTGTCTACCACAGGCGGCCTGGTCTCGTCGTTCCAGGTGAACTTGACTTGGTACTTGCCTTCAGAGAGTTCCTCCCAAGGCTCAGGCTTCATAACCGAACGCTTAGGATTCTTGAGCTTAGATTCAGCCCACTTCAGGGACTCGGTACGGTCAGCTTCCAGCTGATCGACAATGTCTTGACCGACTACAGCCATGAGCTTGAAGCCGAATTTACCGGGTTGCAGTACAGCCTGGTAACCTTCAAGGACAACGGGCTGTTCAGTTTTGATGATGGTACGTGCCATTTAGCAGAAGAAATAGGTGGATTCGATAACCGATGCGGGTTCTAAATCGTCAATCATCGGTGGTTCAGTCTCTGCGCCAATTTGTTGGGCAAAGGATGTTAGGTAGTCATGCTCCGCAAAGAGGTGCATGTATGTCTCACGAACAATGGCTGAAAGTACAGACATGTCAGTAGCACGACATAGAACCGAGTCGTGTATGAGGGAAATCGGAGCGTCGAAGCGTAATGCAGATAGGTGCAGGAGTGATGCATCAAGGGAGTGAATAAGATTGGGCGCTGTTGCGTTTTTGTGGTGGTTCTTGTCTACCTTGTTGCTTGGACCTGTGGCTACCCGTATTTGACATCGACCAAGTAACTGTAAGTCAATCTGTTTGACCTGCGGTTTCATCAGCCGTTGAGTAACAGAGAAGCCAGAAGGCGTGGTCCATGTAAGTTTGTTGAGACCACGATCGATAGCATTGCTGACCTCAGACTCAATCCAAGACATCACAGCCATAGGTCCAGGTACAATGAGATCCATTGCAGCCCTTACAGCTTTGACAGTCTCAGTCAAATCATCTTTGTCAACTTCGACACCTTTTTCCTTCAATGCCTCGCGTATGTATCCACGATTGGAGAACGGTTTAGCATTGTAAGGTACGGTCATCACTACTCTTTTGACAGTTTTCCTGTCCATGTGAGGTTTGACCGATGCTGGTACATGAGGTGCAGCAGCTTCTGCGACAACCTTGTATGCATCCTGAGGTTTATCAGAAGGCAATACGTTGACCAGCTTAGCAGTGGATGCATCCCTGGCAAGACCTGCCAGAATTTGAAGACCACTACATGTAGCGTCTGTAGCTACAGGCAGAGATGTGTGGTGTCTTATACATGATATTACACATGAATGATACTCCTCACATGCTGCCAAGAATTGCCAAGGTTCATCTGCGACCTCCCACTCAGGAAGGTTACCGATGGGATCTGTTGCGACCTTGCTGATGATTGTGACGTTGTCACGTACCCAAGCTAGTCGTTCAGACATAGGAGCCTTGTCAAGTCCATACGTTGTAGCAACTTGGAAGGCTAACCAATCCTCAGCTTCAGGTGTCATAAACGACATCTCATGAAACTTAAGGAGTGATTTACCGAAATCTGTATCTTGAGGTGTCAAGAATGCAGGGATAGGGTAAGCACGTCCACGATAATCAAACGACCACGGAATAAAGAACTTCTCGTATTGTTTGAATATCTTCACTGCGTTCATGGTCATACGTGTACGACATGACTTCTGAAACGCTTGTGCATTTATGTTGCATACCTCAGCAGCCCTCCTACGGTAGTCCTTGCGGGACTCCGCATTGTTTGCGATGTCTACGGGCTTGGGTGGAAGAGGTATCTCTACAACAGGGATGAATTTACCAACTTCAACACCACGTTCTTGTAATGTCTCTGCGACATCTACGATGAATGTGTTGAGGGTATATCCAACCTTCTGAATCTTGTTCAGAAAGTCGATTGGTGTTTCTCCCTGTATAAGGCAGGGATCGCTCCGCCGTACCATATCATGCCCACGCATGACTTCGTTGAGCAAGTAACCGCCTGGGTTTTCATTGCTCCAGTCGTTCGGCTCGATCAACATAGGCCACGCTAGCGGACTGAACAGCTCAGCGTTGCACATGACCTGGTCCTTGATAGCCATGAACTCAGGTGTTGGCACAACGTAGTTGTAGGTCTTTCGACCCTCACGACGTATGTCCCTCATGAACCACTGACTAGCTTCGCAGATACAATCCAACAACCAACCACCAAGTTTGATCCGATTAGCAATGCCCCAACACTGCCAATGATCAACTTCGTACCTGTTCATGAGAGTTGTTACAACCTTGACCTTTTGGTGTGTTCCAATAGATCTGTGGAAGTAATTCTCTTTGATGGTGTGCAGCAATCCTGGCACGTTACGCTCGTAAAAGCGCATCATACACTCGTTTTCTACTGCCTGACCGATAGCGTCAGTGACATTCGGAACCGTGCTACTGCGTGGCTTGGAGCTGAATACCTTGTCGAACGTCACCTTGCAGGCAATAGATGCAGCAGATTCAGGCTCAATGTCCTTGAGATAGCACTGTATCTCTTTGAAGTTAGCGCCGGTCTTGCCCTGTTTTATCCTGTTGTTAGTTGCTTCAATACGTTCAACCACAAGAGGGATAAGCTGCTCAATAGAAGCCACGCCATACACACTAGCTGAGGCATAGTCCTTACTCTCAAGTTTAGCAGTGTTGTCATGCAGATTTTTGAGTCCTTGAGCTATCTGTTGACGCTCAAGTTTAATCTGTGCTGCAATGTCCGCGAATTCAGTCAATCACTCCTCATACATGGTGGTCAAGTCATCAAGCGCCTGCTCGTACATGAGCTGGATGATCTCATCCTTGTGTGGATGCGTGTCAATCTCGTCAATCAAAGTATCAAGACGGAAATTGAAAGTGGATTCAGTCATCGTCATCGTCAGGTCCTACGTAGTGAAGGGTGTCGTGAGTACAAATAACAAACTCATGTTTTTGTTCTTCCATGAGCTTGATGATCTTTTGTTCAGCAGCATGTTGCCGCTTGTAGATGTACTCTTTGGTCTTGTAGTTCTTAAGGTTAGTGGTGCGGATAATACATGCTACGTCAGCAGGTAACTCCCAGCCACCTACCTTCCAATCCATTATCTCTTCGAAGGTGTGTGGATGAAACGCATCATCCGGTGCGTCCTTAAACATCTTCCAGTTGTTTGGAAGATAGGGTTTTTTACCATTCATGGGTTCTAAACACGTTGACAAGTGTAGCACTGCGATCCAAGGACAACTCTAGAGCATCCCATGCGGCCTCTTCAGAGTTGGCGGCGAGTATGTACATGATCTCGCCACTAGATAGCCATATTTCATACTCATGTAGCTTTTGCTTTTTGTGTCCGCCTTCTGGCTGGTCTAGGTTTGGGTTTTGCATCAGGATCATCCATGCTAATGAAGACATCTTTTTTAGCCAACTCCTTATAAATTGAATCCCAACGATGGTCCCTGTCTCCGTAGTGGTGCAGCCAACAGAGAATGGCGTTCTTGATAAAGTAATTATCGTCCAATGATTTAGCGTTTTCCATAGTACCTCCCGGTGATACGGTTAGCACGCTGCCAGATGACAGCGGTGCTGAACAATCCTACCATACCAATGATGGCAAAGATAATGTTTGATTCAGTCCAGATCATTTGAATACGAGTCGGTTGTTAAACTTGAATTTAGTTGCAGCTTCAACAACAACTTTCTTTTTGTCCTTCATCTTACGATGGACATAGTTAACACACTTACTTTCTGACCAACCAGTAGCTGTGGCCATGGCTGAGATTTCAGTGCGAAATGCATGTGTGTACTTGGATCTGTGGATACGAATGTATACACGATCGTCGTCAGATTTCAGGTGGTAGTAACTCATTGTTCACACATTGTAGGGTTTGCTTTGCACAGTGCAGCCATGCGTTTGTCTTGCATGTCTTTCATGCTGTCCATGGCTGAGAGCCCTATGTGGGCACCCAGCA